TCCACTGTAAGATATCTAGTTGACCCTTACGTTTATGGAACCCCTCAAAGTTATCAGTACTACTTATCTGGTTTGTTGCTTCATACATCTTTTCTACATCTTCTATTAGGTCTTTCCACCCTTTAGAGGACATCGTACTAAATCTTTCTTCATAATAATCTTGTAATTCTCTATCCAAACTATTGCACCTTTCATAAGAATGTGTTATAATAGCTTTACTTATATAATGATTATACCATAAGATTATTTAAAAGTCAAGGGTTATTTTTACTATTCATTTGCATCTTGACAATTTCCCTGTTTTGTGCACTATCTACTGCTTTTAGATTAAGAGTTTTCTCTTTTAGTAGGAGATCAGCAACTTTAACACGACGTTCAAACTCTTTATCGTCACCTTGACCTGCATCTAGGTTAGTAGATAGAGCTGCAACTAGTTTAGCTTTTACTACTTCTGGTTCTAGTTGTGTTTCAACAGCAATTTGTCGAGCTTCTGCTTGTTGTTTGCCTGCTTTAGTGTTAAGATCTGCAGTTTGTGCTGCCACTAGACCCATTTGTAGCTGTGCTTGCTGCATTTGCATCTGTTGTGCCTGTGGATCTGGTTGTTGTGCTTGAGCTAACTGCTGTAATAGCTGAGTTTTGTTAGCTAAGTTAGAAGTTTCTAGGACACCTTGCATTAAAATAGGAACTAGAGGACTATCTGGACCTAGAGTTTTCATTAGGTTGATAAATTGTTGCTGTTCTACCTCACGAGCAAGCATACCTAGTGTAGAACTAGGGATAAACTTCCAATCTTGTGTCTTAAAGTGCTCAGGATCAAACTGCATGAACCTCCAAGCTGCTTTCTCAATGAAAGGGATAAGGAAACTGTCTTGGAAATTGACCAAAGTACGTTTGTTTTTCTTAATAATAGCAGAAAGAGCGAACGACATATTAGCACCTTCAGGCTGAGTCTGCATTGCTGCAGTATCCATAGTACCTGTAGCTTGTAATAACATCTGTTCGAACTGCTGTGCTGTCTGAATGTTAGCACCATCTACTGAACCAAACTTAAATGGCATCAAGATTTCTTGAGGATTACCATTAGTAAGAATAGTTTTACCTGGACGTACTTCAAACTTACTACCACGAGGTAGACGAGTAGCGTCCATAGCCATCATAGGCACGGTTGCAAGGGCTAAACTATCTAAGTGGCTACGTAGTTGTGCATCGATAGCCTTCTGCATGTTGTAGCCCTTCTCTGCAACGCCACGACCCCAGAAACGATTAGGGATAGTGTCATCTTGATAAGCAACTACAGGACGATCTTTCATCATATAAGGAGATTTCTCTGCCTTTAGAAGAGAGTGTTCATTAGCAATTACTACTACTGCTTCTACTAGATCACCATACTCTTCCATTAACTCACTTACTTCACCAGACTCATCCTCATCACCAAATAAACTAACAATATCTCCATCTTCTTTAAGAGCAGATTCTAGTAGATTTTTAGGAACTAGTCCGTAGTAACGTAGTACTCGAATTTTATCATCATCATATTCTGTATCTATAAAACTAGCTTCTAGGTCACTATCTGGAGTAGCATCATCACCTAAATCTTTTACATCACGGTAGATACCTTGATTGATAGCTTGAGCTACTGAGTGAGCAGATACAAACTCTTCAATAGCTACACCCATAGCGTCTTCAATAGAAGTCGCATTAGGGTCTATAAGGAAGTTCTGAGGATTAATTGGACGTAGAGCTACTCGTACTTTCTCTACTTCTTGTACCCCGATACTAGAAATATCAAGACCTTGTAGAGGTACTGTTACTGGAGTAAGCTCTTTAGTTTTCTTGACAGTAATCTCACCAATACCTGTACCATAGATAGAGGCTAGAAGGATTACATCTCCTACTGCTTTACGGACTTTATTCTTCTTAAAGCATTCCTTCATGTAGCGTTTCATGTACTCTACATCTGCAGGATTCTGGTCTTCCATGTCATCATCTATATCAAATAGATAGTCACCTTGACCAAAGACTGCTTCTTCTATCTCTGCTGTGTGGTTCTCAATAGCTTGTTGTAGTGCAGGAGAAGTAATACGACTACGCTCTGATTCCCTTACTTTATCTTCAGCAGCCCAAATACCACGCCATAGACGTTCGTATTCTTTCCAATCAGATAGATAATTATCATCTCGATGATCTCGCCATTCGGAAACACTATCGTTAATCCAATCTACTAGTTTATTAGAACTCATTTAACTATTTCCTTTTTTAAAATCCACTAACCATATCAAGAGGTTCGTACTGCTCTTCACTGTCATAATCATGAAAGTATTCTACTATCTGTATCTGATCTATGTATGCTACTGCATCTATCAAGTCATCGTGCAACTGGGAGTTAGGGAAGTTGACTAACTGGTCAATGAACTCATTGTTCCAAGCTCCATAGTTTAACGAGACCTTTCCGTGTTCAAAGCGACCTTGGAGAGCCCAGACAATTCGATCTGTTTTCTTTTGATTACCATGAGTAACGTCATCAATCCTAAAGTAGTGATTGTGCCTACGCATAAGGTCAGTAAGGTAAGGTAATGCTGCATTCTTTAGACTCCCTTTTTCAATTCCAACTGCAACAGGTTCATACTTAACAACTGCAGACATTATCTGAGAACAAGTCTCTTTAATATCCCACCTACCATGTAATACATCTGCTATCCACCAACCACCATCGTGTACCTTGACTACAGCAATAGCTGTCTCATCTAGTTTTTTATTCTTATTACCAGACTCTTTATCCACATTGATAAAGCCAGCCAAGTCAACAGCAACGAAATAACGACCTTCACTAGGTTCTTCTTCATCTATGTGTACCCACTCTTCTTTAAATAAATCTCGTGATGCAGCTTCAAACGAAGCCATAAACTCTTGTCTAAACGCAAAGCTAGACATAGATAACTTAGCTGCTTCTATCTCTTCTTTAGGTAGAAGAGGATTATCGTAGGATGTATAGTGGAATGATTTCCAATCCTGGTCCTTCTCTCCCTCACTGTATTTAAACAGTTCATAGAAGTGGTTCCTACCTTTAGGAGTACCAATAAACAGAGCACCACCTCGAACGTCTGCTAGAGCTGGTCTTAAGATCTGTTCGAATACCTGAGGTTTCATGTCAGCGTATTCATCGATTACTACATACGCTAAACCTACACCCCGAAGAGTATCTGGTCTATCTGAACCCTTGAGATAAATCTTACGTCCATTCACAAGAGTCAACACCGAAGTGTTCTCGTGGGCAGATGCTGTCACATCTCGTGCTATCTCTTTAAGAAGAGACCAGAGAATATCTCTTGCTTGCTGATAAGTAGGTGCTACATAGAACACATCCTTTTCAGTACTCTTTAGTGCCTCAATAATCAAGGTCCAAGCTGCTAGACGAGACTTACCAAAGCGTCGACCTGCTGCTACTACTTTGAATCTGTGTGGATCGTTGAATATCTCTAATTGTTTATCGTGTAACTTAACCTGTAGATTTGCCATAGATTAGAAGGAGAATCCACCCTGTAACATAAGTTCATAACCTTTAGGAGTTAATCTACCAGAAGCATCTACAAAGCCATTGTCTGAGAGTTGTCTGTGGAACTGACCATAGACTTCAGGAGTCTTAGAGTTACCATCATAACCAAAGCCAGCACTCATACTATTACTTCTATCTACCATAGGTATTTCAAAAGAAGTGTCTAGAGATTTATCTGTAGCATTCACTCGGAATCCATCTCCTTGATAACTACCATAGTAATTACCTTTAGTATCAGTTCCCATATTATAGGGACCAGTTGCATAGTTTATATTATTTATACCAGCTGTAGTACCAGAAGCAGATAACTCACCCTCAGGTGTATAGTAAGAACCTCTAAGATTAGTAGGACCGCCTATTTGCTTAGAAGCACCCACTGAACCATATTGTCCATCGTATGAGACATCTCCTTGTAGAACTCTAGAAGTAAGATCTCCTAAAAGAGAAAGAGACATACTTCCTAGTTTCTTAGAAAGATTTACAGGTCCTGAAGGTACTAGACCATACTGAGTGAAGCCGTTACTTTCATCCATTCTCTATCTCTTTCTCTTCTACGTATTCTGCTTCAATCGGTTCGTCTTCATTTTCTTTTATACCTACTTCACCTACGCCCATGATCTGAATAGTAATCCCTTTGTTACCCTTATTCTCTTTCTCAAAATAAGATGTAGGGATCATACGATCTATAAGCAGTTTGAGACAAGCCATCTGATCAGAATCGTTGTCATCTAAAGCTTTGTCCATTACTTTCTTTACTACAAGAGTACTCTTACCTGTGAGCATAGCAGCAAGAATCTCTTGCGACTTAGCCTTAGTCTTCTCTGGTAGAATAGCAGGTGGAGTGTAGTCTCTTTTAGGTGGAGCAACCTTAACGGTTAACCCAAGAGCAGCTCTAATCTTGTTAGTCTCCTCTCTACTTCTCCTACCCTTGCGCCTAGCCTTCGGCTTCGGCTCAGTAAACTGACTCTCTAAATTTTGATTAGTTGTTTCCAGGTTTAGACCTCTTGCGTTTTACTTCTTTATCTGCATTCGCTTTAGCCGAGACGACTCGAACATTAGACTTCTTAGTAGAACCACCTGAGTCCAGAGGTTTCTTGTGATCAGCTTGACGAGAGTCTCCTACTTTAAGTCCAGCTTCTTTACGAGCTTTGTTACGAGCAGTACGGTCTTTAACACGCTTCTTACTTTGTTCGTGTTCCCACTCTAACTCTTTTTTATAATCTCGTTTGCCGTTCGTCATGTATGGCATGTCGCTTCGCTCCAATAGAAAATCTAACTAACTATGTAATCATTATAACATAGAAGAAACTAAAAGTCAAGTAAATTCTAAAGAAGAAAGTATTTATTTGAATTTAAGAGAAAGGATATTGACTTTAGATTAGAAATATGATATAATATTCTTATATTGATCAATTAGAGAAACACTACTTCTAAAAACTCCTGTTTTAAAATAGAAAGAGATTTCTACTAAGTAGTAATGTCGCAGATCGATATAGTCTATATCACCTCTCCTTCCCTCCTTTCTTGCCTAGCATACCACATTATGCAGAGACGTTCTATTTTACCCTTTGTTGTGTGTGTTGTGATACATCATTTAAAATCCACATCAGTTATATAGGCACCCCCCCCTATACTTGTTACCTCAGCACTACCTAGTAGCGTTAGATGCGTGTGTTATGTTGTTAATGTTGAACGTGTCCGTTAGTTAAGATAGATATGTGTAGTGTGGTGCCTCTATAGTTACTTAGTATGTCCCTTAATCTCTAGTTAAGTTGTTGTTGTTTAAAGTAATTTTACCGAGAGATAACTCGTTAGAGAGAACCGAGTCCTCTAACCAACTCGTTGTGCTTTTGGCTGTTGTGCCGTTAGAGCACGAGCATCAGCTAACTTCTGCTTGCGCATCGAAGTTGGTTACTTCATCAAGAGCATGTAGGTCTAATTGAACAGAGTCGATTTGTAACGAAGCATGTAACTAAATGCATCACCGAGCAACAGCACTGCTAGAAGTTTAAGTTACCGCTGTTAGCGTTTGCCATTACCTTGTTGTAAGCGCATTCATTGAAATCAAATTGCTGTGTTGCGGTAGTTCTTCCTTTGTTAAAGAGGCGTTGCCCCAAACCGTCGATAGAAACACAAAGCCGAGCCAGCATCAAGCGTGATAGCCTAAGTAGCTAATAGATACCTAGAGCATCGACGAAAAAACCAAGTGCTCGTCAATGCTCTACGTATCTTTAGCCTACATAAGGCTCTAACGCTTGACGCTGGCTCGTCTTTGTGTTTCTAACGACTGTGGCAACCGCCACTTTAACAAAGGAGAACTACCATGGCAACACAGCAATTTGATTTCAATGAATACAACAAGGTAATGGCAAACGCTAACAGCGGACTTAAACTATATCTAGCAGAGCAGTTGCTCGGTGATGCGTTAGTTACTATGCTTCGTTACAAATCGCCTCTGTTCAAAGACCTACAAGATGCTCTTGATGAAGTAACCAACATTCGTGCGCAAGCAAAGAAGTTAGCTGAAGCTCGTGAACGCTCTAACGGCACTACAGCTTAAGCACAACGAGTTGGAGAGGACTTCGGTTCTCTCTAACGAGTTATCTATTAATTTTAGAGAGAGTAAGGGACGGTCATATATGGGGTTGATTTCTTATGAGGTTTTGTTTATTAGTAGAATTAATAAATTCCATAGAGAAGTAGAGTTTTATATAGAAGCTCAATCTATGGGCGAAGCTATTAAGTTGGCTAATCAGAAGTTATCTAAGACATATGGGGATTGTTCCTCTTTCTCTATGAATTACATTAAGGAGATTTAATCACATGAGAGTTATAAATAAATTTACCAACGAAATTCAGCCAGTAGTTGAGCTGTCTGATTATCTTTGGCAAGAAGGTTGGAGAATGTTAGATAGTGAGCCTGTCAACATAGGCTTAGATGATGTATATAAAGAAGTAGATATCTTTAGAAATAGAATATCAAAAGAACAATGGGGTTACTAACATGGAAAACTACATCTTGTTAGCTATATTTATTATGTGCCTTTGTGGTGTGTTTGCAATCGCTGATCTTTGTGTTAATCTTATAGCTAATAGAAGGAGAACTAAAGCTAATAAGTTCTTCGACTACAAACTATAGACGGTCATAAATGGGGCGAATATTATGAAATTACTATTAGGTTTAGTAAGTGTGTTAATTATTCTTATATCTGTTGACTTATCATCAAATGTGTGCTATGTAGTCCTTACGGATAGGAATGGGGAACACAGTATTTTAACAGGAGAAAGGGATTATTATGAATCTCTCTAGCTATTCGACAGATACTCTTAATGAGATATACTGTCATGCGTATTTTAAGAAGTTCAAAAGACTTCCTAAAAGTAGTAGTAGTATAGACCGTAAGACCTTGATACAGTTAGTATTGAGTTTATCAATATCTAAGGAGTAACAAATTATAATGTCAATTATTATAGAATTAAGTTTTCTTTTAATGGGCTTAGGAGTATTCTTAGCACTCTTAAGTCTATTTATATCTTGTATAAAAGCAAATAAAGAATTTTAAACCACTAAGGAGCAAGTAAATGAGACCGTTTACCCACAGCCAGTTCGTTAAAAACAGATGTGAAATACCCAATCTACATCCAGACTTTAAGATGGAGATAGAACAGGGGTTCAACACTTATGGAACAGGAGTAACACTTAAGAAATACTATGTTAAAGGTAGTGCTATGTCTCTTACAAGAGATATGGCTATCGTCAATGAAGAATGGTATCACATCTTCTCAGTCAGTCATAATGGTTGGTATCGTGATTACAATTCAACTATAGCAGCAGCTGCTGGCTTAGTTAAAATTCGTAACAGTTGGGATGGTGAGCATGCTGTAATAGATGCTATGTATTACAAATCCAATCCCGTTAAACTAACATCAAAGACTGGGGCACTTCGTAAGGGTATTTACAAAGCAATATCTAAACGTCTAAACTCAGAGAGATGGTGTAAGAGTGGTTACACTCATGAGTTACTTAACATAGCTATATCTGCTCAACCTGATGCAATTGTTGCAGATGCTGATGCTCTTGTAAACCACATGAGCAATACCTATAACATAGAGTTATTCAAATGCCACTTGACAGGAGCAGTATTACCTTATTACTTAGGTAGAAACTATGAGTTCTCTGAGGGTATTCGTCTAATAAATGGTGCTCTTTCACCTACTGATTATGGATTCTCTCGTCACGAGTATCGTCACGGTTATATCTTTCTTCGTGATGACGAGTGCTTCATCCAAGGTAGAGTATACAAACGGGATGAAGTTACTATGTGTGAGTGTCCTGTATGCCACAACGAAGTGCCTGACTTATCTATCATAGATGGGGCATGTTTCAAATGTAATGAGAATCTATATAAGATTCATAACTATAGCACCAAGGTTCCTGAGCTTCTTAAGTTCAAGGCTAAGAATGTTAAACCTTCTACTGTATATCTAGGTATAGAGTTAGAGTATGAGTCTTCTGATCGTGATGTATCTAAGATCAAGGTAGGTAAAGCTTTACAGGGGCATGCCATTATGAAACACGATGGCTCTATCAAGAATGGCTTTGAGATTGTTACTTGTCCTGCTACTCTAGACATTCATCTTGAAGAGTTCAAGAAGTTCTATAGTTCATATGGTTCTCTTGGTTTATTCCCTGACAAGAACACAGGTATGCATGTGCATGTGAGTCGTAAGCCTCTCAATGTATTTACCATTGGTAAGATGACTGAGTTCCTTAATCGTATGGATAACAAAGCATTCATTGCTCACATCGCTGGTCGTATTGACAATCAGTATGCTAGGATTACTGGTCGATCTGTTACCTTCCCATTCATTAATGGTCAACAAGGTGAACGATACAATGCACTTAACTTATCTAATCGTGATACTATTGAGTTCCGTATCTTTAGCACACCTAAGAATTGGGAAGAGTTCTCTGCTAGACTAGAGTTCTGTCAAGCATTGACTGACTACTGTCAACCAGCTCAAGTTAATATGCCACTCAAACAACTTACAGGACATCGTAGCTTTATGCATTGGGTCCTTAACAATCGTAAATCATATCCTGAATTATCTAACTGCTTGAAAGGATTCGCATAATGTGTATCGCTATTTATAAACCAGAGGGTAAAGAGATTCCTCAAGAAACTCTAGCTCAGTGTTACAAAGCTAACTCTGATGGTGCTGGCTATATGTTCCACAAGAATGGTAAGCTATATGTAAAGAAAGGTTTCTTCTCTTTCGCTGACTTCTGGAAATCATATCGTCGTGATAAGAAGAAAGAGTGTGTGATACATTTCCGTATCAAGACTCATGGCTTAATTAATGAGGCTAACTGTCATCCATACAAGATCAATGACAACTTTGCATTCGTGCACAATGGTATGATCTCAGGGTATACTGATCCTGCTAAGTCTGACACTTGGTTATTCAATGAGGATATACTACAACCATTCGTCGACAAGTGGGGCAACTTAGGTTTATTCCAAGACCCTATACAAAAACTTATTGAGGCTCGTATCGGTTACTCTAAGTTAATCTTTATGGATAACACAGGTAATACTAAGATCTTCAATGAAGACAAGGGGGTATGGGATAACGATGTGTGGTATTCTAATTCTAGTTACAAGAAACCACCACCTTATGTTCCACCACCACCTAGCACATATTATCCTAATCCTCGTCAAGCTTCTTTGTTAACTAATCGTTACTACGATAACAAACAAACATGGGCTTACAAGAAAGAGAACATAGCACTAGGTGAGTTAGTGACTCTGCTTAGTGGACAGTATGATGCAGGCACTAAGTCTTACTTCCCTAAAGATTCTGTATGGGAGATCGTTGCAGTTAATCGTGACTACTCAGTAGACTTAATGGCTGACTCAGCTGATGAGAACTCTGATGTTCCTAACTTCCTCTACAACATCAAGTTCATGGACATTGAGTTGGTAGAAGAAGACTATGAATCACCAGTAGAAGCACAAACTATCTATCCTTATGGGAGGTATTAATCATGTTAGAATTTAATAAAGGTGAAAGACTTGTAGTCACTGAAGACTTTGAATATGATGGTACATCTTTCATAGCAGGTATGACAGGCACTATCCTTAAGTTCCATCCAGATAGAGGCTATGCTGGCATAGTATCTGTTGAATGGGATCATGAAGACAAACAGAACTTTCATACATGTGGGGGTCTTTGTCCTAGTACTCGTGGCTATAACCTAGACGCATACGAAGCTAAGTTAGGTCCTATTACTCTAAACATTAAGGCTAACCCTCTACCTGATGATCCTAGATTGCGTGGTATTGCCATCAAGATTAAACAGATGGAGACTAGATTCAAGAAACGTCAGTTAGCTAAACTAAAACAAAAGGAGCAAGCAAATGAAGTTTCTCAAAGTGTTTCCCTACAAGATGGGATCGTTGTCAGCTCGATCCCTAGCTCAATCACTTGGAGTTCGACGAGTTCGTTCTAGTTACGAAGCCAAGCGTAGGGATATTATCATTAACTGGGGCAACTCTCGTCTATCTGAGAGTATGCCTTATGTAGAGACTGATCTCAATAAGCACAGTGCTATTGCTATTGCATGTAACAAGCTTAAGACCTTTGATCTACTCTATGAGAATGAGTATCCCTATCTACCCAACTATTGTACCAGTAGATATGATGCATCTAACATGCTCTACATAGCTACAGAAGGGGGCGAACGATTAGGCAAGGAGTCTATCTATTGTAGAACTTCCTTGACAAGTCACAGCGGAGGTGGTATAGTAATAGCTAAGAACATCATTGATCTAGTCGAAGCACCTTTGTATACTCTTGGTACTAAACATAAGTATGAGTATCGTGTTCATGTATTCAGAGAGTCGGTCATAGATGTGCAGCAAAAGAAACGTAGACTTAATTGGACTGGTGGTGACACAGGTATTCGTAATCACTCTAACGGTTATATCTATGCTCGTGCTGATATTAACTATCCAGTAGAGATAGAGCAAGCTGCTATCAAGGCTGTTAAGATTCTAGGTCTAGACTTCGGTGCAGTAGACATTGGTTATCGTGAACGTGACAACAAAGTATTCTTGTTCGAGGTCAATACTGCACCAGGTCTTGTTGGCACTACGTTAGAGAAATATGCACAAGCTTTCAAAGATTATTTAAATTAAAGTCTATGGGGGAAAGTAACATCAGTAGCTGGGATGAGCTATGCAAGATGTTATGAGTACCCCACCCATTTACTAAAGGAGAAAAATAATGGATGATGCTAATGCCTAAACAACATAAATGGCACAAAGAGATTAAAGCGTGGGCTGATGGTGCAGAGATTGAATTTAATAATTTTCATAATAAAGATTTATGGATGTTAGATACAAATCCTGATTGGTATGCTACTCATGGAGAGTTTCGCATTAAACCACAACCTAAAGAGCCACAGTATTTATATGTGTATAAAATAAATAAAGAAATTAAATTTTGTGAGCCTCATGGAATTATAGAAGTTCCTAGTGGAAAACAAAACATTATAAAATTAGGCAAAATTGAATTGGAGGATTTATAAATGAATGATGCATTAGAAATACTAGATGAATTAGATACAATTTTAGCTATGAATAAACTAAGTAATGAAGAGCTAATAGCTATTATCTTTCAATATGTAGAACAAAAACGAAGTGAATTTCAACCTTCTTGTGGGGAGTGCGGAGCATGAGATGTCAAGCGTGTGATTGTGAATTAAGTGACTACGAAGCTACTCGTAAAGATCATCATGGGGTCTACCTAGATCTTTGTAGTGACTGTTACTTTACTGTGAGGGACGAAGTTCCGAGCACTAGTCGTAAGGATTTAGAGACTGTTGTTTCCATTGAATCAGAGGAGATACCAGAAGTTAATGGAATTTAGGAGAAGTTATGGCACAATTCATTAGACATCTGCCTTGTCCAAAGTGTGGTAGTAAGGACAATTTAGCTGAGTATGATGATCACTTCTTTTGCTTTGGGTGTAAGTATACTAAGCACAAAGATGACATAAAGTCAATACGTGAGAGAGTAAATAGTAGAGATAGTATCCCTATTACTAATCCGTCTAACTCTCCAACTCTTACTTATGATTTACCTAAAGAACCTAAACAATGGCTACTTAAATATGGCATTACTAACGATGAGATTACTGACTCAAAGATGGGGTGGGACGTGAAGAATCAACTACTAGTTTTACTTAATATGCCTACCTATTGGCAGGGTCGTAGCTTCATGAAAGGTAGACCTAAGTATTCCTCTTACGGTAGAAAGCCCTTGACTTATTATGGTATGAGTGATACTATAGTGTGTGTAGAGGATGTGTTATCGGCAATCAAGATAGCTAGACTCTCACCATCTTATTGTGCTACACCTTTGCTAGGTTGTAGTATGACACGAGACACTATACAAACGCTCTCCAAACGATTTAAAATGGTTGTCCTATGGCTAGATAGGGATAAAGCTAAAGAAGCCATGAGAATCTCTAGGGAATTTAAACAACGTGGAATACCTACTAGGATAGTTATCTCTCCTGAGGATCCCAAAGAATATACAAAGGAGGAACTAACTGAATGGTTGAACTTCAAATCATAAATCTTTTCATGAAGGATAAAAAAGACTTTACAAAGTATTACAAGTATGTTAATATAACCTATATAAAGAACAATTATGTTAACATCTATAAAGTCTTTAACGTAATCTCTATCTATTACTCTAAGTACTCTACTAAAGAACACTGTAGCGTAGAAGACTTAGAACTATGTTATCTAAGTAATTATCTTTTACAAGACTCTGAGCGTAAGGAACTTAGAGAATTACTAGAATCTATCTATAGTCTAGAGGTAAATGTAGAGGGAGTGATTACTCTTCTGGAAGAACATCGTCGACGTTCTCTCGCTGGAGACATCGCTAAGATGGCTCTAGATGTAGAGGATGGTAGGACTCCAGTAGAAGATCTACTCGCTCTGTTCTCTAATCTAGAGTTACAAGAGGTAGAAGACAATACTCCTGTCACTGTCAACATGAATCTAGCAGATCTGTATACATCCCAAGTAGCGACACCTGGGCTGCGTTGGAGACTTAAGTTCTTGAATGAATCTTTCGGTTCTCTACGCAAGGGTGACTTCGGTTTTATATTTGCTAGACCTGAGACAGGTAAGACTACGTTCCTTGCTAGTGAAATCTCTCACATGGTAGAACAAACAGATGGTAACATCTTGTGGTTCAACAACGAGGAGCAAGGCAACAAGGTTGGTATTCGTTGCTTCCAAGCTGTACTAGGTATGACTACGGATCACTTATGGGGCGACCTAGAGCGCAATCAGAAGGTGTATGACATGAAGACTAAGGATCAGATAAAGATCTACGACTTCGAGGATTCATCTTCTATCCAACGCATAGAACAGATTCTTAAGACTGCTAACCCAGCACTTATCATCTTTGATCAGATCGATAAACTTAAAGGTTTCAAAGCAGAACGTAAGGATCTAGAACTCAAGGCTATCTATCAATGGGCTCGTGAGATCTCTAAGAACTATGCACCAGTCATCGCTGTATCTCAAGCTTCAGGTGAAGCAGAGGGTAAGACTTGGTTAACGATGGACATGGTTGACGGCAGCAAGACTGCGAAGCAAGGCGAAGCTGACTGGATCTTAGGCATTGGTAAAGAGTCAGATAACACTAGTCGATTCAGATACTTTAACATCTGTAAAAACAAACTGTTAGGTGACAAGGATACTCTACCAGAGAAACGACACGGTAGTGCTAAGGTATTGATTAGAGCAGAGGTAGCTAGGTATGAGGATCTCTAATGATACTAAATGATTTACCATATGAGCATGAGTTACGGAATAAACCTCTGATAGAGATAGGTGCTAAGTATCAAATCAGAGATAGCAAAGTATTAGCATCCGTAACTCCACCATACGGTATCGCTAAGAAAACTTACAATCAACTTGGAGATGTGTGGACAACATGGGACATATGGCATGCAACTATTTATTGAATACATTCAGTGTTACTACCAAGCTTTTGGTTTAGGTATCGTAACAACATTACTTATACAACATTACTTATTAAAGGATTACGATGAAAGAGTTAGTACTAGACGTAGAAACAACAATCTCTAACAAAGGTAATCCTTTTGATCAGACTAACAAGCTATGCTATGTAGGCATCGGAGATAAACTATTCGATATAGAATACTCTCATGATCCCTATGTACCTAAGCTTCAAGAGATCCAACAAAAGATTAACGAGTGTGATATACTTATAGGGTTCAACATTAAGTTTGACTTACATTGGATAAACAGATATGGAATTTCTTTTGGCTCTAAACGTATTTGGGATTGTCAACTTGTACACTTTATACTTACTGGACAAGAGGCAAGCTACCCATCTCTCAATGGTGTCGCTGCTCATTATGGTCTGGGTACTAAGCTTGATGTGGTTAGTACTGAGTATTGGAAGAATGGAATAGATACACCAGACATACCTAAATCTATTCTAGAGGAGTATCTACAGGGTGACTTAGATCTAACGTACCAAGTATATCTAAAACAGTTAGAGGAAGTTAAAGCAGGTGGTCTAGCACTACAGCGACTAATCAGTCTACACAATCAAGATCTCCTAGTATTACAAGAGATGGAATACAATGGTTTATTATATAACGCAACAAAGAGTGAGGAATTAGCAAATGAATTGGATGCACAAATCGTCGAGTTGGATAACGAGTTGTATCAGTACCATAACTGTGATCGTTTTAATCCCAATAGTGGTGAGCATCTCAGTTCTCTACTTTATGGGGGAAGCATCAAGCTTTCTCGCAAGGTCCCTGCTGGAGTATACAAGACAGGTGCTCGTAAAGGTGAGACAAAAGAAAAGTGGGAAGACTATGTAGTTGAGTTACCTAGACTCTTTACTCCACCTAGAGGTTCAGAGTTAGCTAAAGAAGGTTACTTCTCTACTGATGAGGCTACACTCAAGTCTCTCAAGAGTAGGAACCAACACTCTCTCAAAGCTATTCAAACTCTCTTAAAGAGATCAGAGTTAGAGAAGAGAGTATCAACGTACTACAGAGGATTACTCAAGCTATCAGCTGAACTTAACTGGAAGGAGAACAAGATACATGGACAACTTAATCAATGCGTTGCGAGGACAGGTCGACTGTCGAGCAGTAAACCAAACTTGCAGAACTTCGATGGAGGAATCAAAGGTTTATTCTACTCTCGATTTACTTGATGCATACGAGAAAGATATTTATATCGAACGACAATGGGAGGATCTCTACTAGATGTTACTACAAGCAGATGCTAAACAATTAGAGTGGGTAGGAGCCACATACTTAAGTCAAGATCAAGTAGCTATCGATGAGATTCTTTTAGGAGTAGACCAGCATGCAGACAACCAACAGCGATTTGGACTACCAAGTCGACTTATTGCTAAAACGTTCGTGTTTCGACTCATCTACGGAGGATCAGCGTACTCTTATGCGAATGATCTTAACTTCTCAAGTATTGGAGATGAAACGTTCTGGCAAGGAGTCATTGACCAGTTCTACGAAAAGTACGCAGGACTAAAAGTATGGCATGATCAACTACTAGAACGTGCTATGCGTGATGGTCGTATCGATATGCCTACTGGTAGGTTCTATAAGTTTGAGCCTGAGGTTAAGTATGGTAAGGTTAAGTTCCCTCGTACTAAGATACTTAATTATCCAGTACAGGGTCTAGGTGCAGATCTCATGGCTCTAGCTCGAGTATCACTACGCAACAGATTGAAAGGTAAAGAAGGAGTCTTAATGGTAAACACAGTACACGACTCAATAATACTTGACTTTGATCCCAAAGTATGGGATAATATTAGTCTAGTGCAGTTAGTTAATAACTGTTTCAACGATGTACCAGCTAACTTTAAAAAGATATTTGGTACAGAGTTTAACCTACCTATGAGGGTTCAGTGTGAAGTAGGACCTGATTGGGGCAACATGGAGGAAGTAAATGCTTAGAATTAAAATTGTGGATGTAGGTACCCCCACAGCCCATCAAGCAGCTAATGGCTTAGAGTATCAAGCTATAGAAGTTATCTTTAGAGATACTGAGGACCAAGTTAAATCCTGGAGACTATTCTCTTGGAAAAACAAACATGTGTACAAAGCTGCGAGTGGTTGGACTAAGGGTACCGAAGTAGATGTAGAGGTTCAAGAAGATAAAAGAGGTTACGAACAATGGGTCAATACCACGGAAGTTAATAATACTTCTTCAGGAGATGACGATGTTCCCTTCTAGTAAGACTTGGATCACAGTGTTAGAAGTAGTAACTTGTATTCACATTATTGTAAACGTATATAGACATTGGAGTATTTAAAGATGGCAATTAAAATCAAAGCAAAACTATTCTGGGCTCAACTAAACGAGACTAACGAGATGTCAGGTAAGTATCAAGTAGACTTAGCACAGTTAAGTCCAGAGGCTGTTAAAGAATTATCAACATTAGGTATCAAGGTAAACAAACGAGATGATGACCAATACGACCGAGGACACTACATTACCTGTAAGTCTACCCTTCCTATCAAAGCTACTGATAGTAATGGCGTACCTGTCGCTACTGATGTTCGTATCGGTAATGGTAGTGATGCAGTTGCCGTTGTAGCTAGTTATGATTGGGAATTCAAGGGTAAGAAAGGTACTTCTCCTACTCTTAATACCTTAGTAATTAATAATCTAATTGAGTATGAGTCTTCTGATTCTATCCCTGAAGGAGTAGCTGTATAATGATTGCCCTTATAGATATGGATCTTGTTTGCTTTCGTAGTGCAGCCAGTGCTGAAGATGAACCAGTGGGCATAGCCGTATCTAGGATGAAGGATCTGTTTGAGGGCATTCAATCTAAGGTTGGTGCTACCTCTTACAGAGCCTTTCTAACAGGACCAAGTAACTTCCGTAAAACTATTAACCCACAGTATAAAGCTAATAGGACAGCCCCTAAACCTAAGCACTTGATTGCATTACAGAAGTATGCACTTGACAAGCTAGGGGCTGAATGGGCTCCTGATACTCTAGAAGCAGATGATGCTATGTCTATTCACCAAGATAAGGTGGGAGGTACTACTACTATCTGCTCTCTAGATAAGGATATGTTACAGGTTCCAGGGAAACATTTTCAATGGGCTATAGGTACACTTAGTTGGTCTAGACCTGATAACTTTGTAGAACAAACAGAGTTAGAGGGTCTTAGACTATTCTATGAGCAATGCATTAAAGGAGATTCTTCTGACAACGTTAAGGGTATCCCAGGATTAGGTGAAGTTAAAGCCCGCAAAGCTTTAGCTGGACTTACTACTGAGCAGGCTATGTTCAACAAAGTGCACAGTCTATCTCTTATCGGTAAAGGTAATTTCCTTATGGATTCTCAGTGCTTATGGCTTCTACGTCACGAAGGAGATAGCTATGCTACTCGATATGAGACATTACTAAATGCCCAAGTTCAAGAGTAAGTTAGAAGAGAAGGTTTGGAATACACTAATTAAAGAGTATCCTTCTGTACAATACGAACCAACTAGGATCAAGTTCACACAGCCAGTTCAAGAAAGAACCTATACTCCAGACTTTAAAGTAGATGAGAATAGAGAGATCTATCTTGAGGCTAAGGGGTTACTAGATCTAGAAACTCGTAAGAAGATGATATGGTTTAGGGAATGTAATCCAGATATAAGAATAATATTGTTATTTCAGAATGCATCGAATAAGTTACACAGAGGTAGTAAGACAACGTATGCAATGTGGGCTGAACTTAACAACTTCGAATGGTTAGACTTTAGAAAGGATTGGTTAAATGCGTATAGACAATTGTGTTCGCAATGAAGAAGATGGTAGTTTAGACTTTGACTTCAATGTTACAGAAGCTGAAGCTGGTTTCTTAATGGACCATGCAATCAAGAACTTAGTGTTCAATGGCATCATCAAGATTCAAGAATCAGATGTACAACAAGAGTTAGATCTATTTAAACAAGAAGGAGGTGTCCCATCATGAGTTGTCCACTAGATCCCCACGATCAGCTAACAGATGAAATGATTGATGAAGATACAGCTGATGAATGGGATGAAGATCGTATCGATAACATAGGTCAGAATGGTAACAATGGAGATCACTATAATGAGTAAACGTATCATGGTTATTCCAGATACTCAGATCAGACCTGGTGATAACTTTGCTTTCCTTGATGCTATTGGTCGTTATGCAGTAGATATGAAGCCTGACATTATTGTTCACTTAGGTGACTTTGCTGACATGCCTTCACTCTCTTCTCATGATAAGGCTGGTAGTAAGTCAATGGAAGGTCAGCGTTACAAAGCTGATATCCAAGCTTCTAAAGATGCAATGAAGGTTCTGCTTTCGCCCG